CTTCCGGGTTTGTCCGTTGAACTCTACGAGCTGTACACGTAAAAGTTTCTGTTCTTCTGTACGTGAGTGACCGTACCGTGTATCAGTATTTTTAGATTTTACGTCGATGAACACAGGCACTCCGTTCCTGAGAGCAACTATGTCGATAGCCCCGGTGCATCCAGCGTTACGGAAGACTTCGTAACCCTCGTCCCACAACCAAGTTGTTACGTAGAACTCAGCTATATCACCCAAACGATTCGTATCTGTTATCTTCTCACTCATTCTGGAACTCCTCTAAAAAGTCCGACAGCGATATTAGTTTGTCTTGCGTCAAAGCGTGGAGCTTACCCCAACCCAAGTCTGTTATTGTATCTTCGCTCAACAAGTCTTCACGTTTTGCGAAACCCTTTATATCATAAGTAGGACACTCACCCACTAGCAACATGTAGTAATCACAGGCTTTGTTTTTCTTTTGACGGCCAGCTATTAGCCTACCTGTCTGGTACTTGGTAGCCTTGACGTCTATGGTGACTCCGTTGTACGTGAGGTCATGTACTTGGATCTCTTCAGTCAAGTCGGGCCACACGTTCAAAGCCTTGGCTGCTGCAAGTTCAGAGGCCATGCCTTCTAGATCAGTTTCGTAGTCTGACTGTGGCCCCTTCCTGTTGTTGTAAATGTTTTTATCTCTAGCGCCGTCAAATCTACGCTGTGCTATGAACTCAGCTACCTGACGCTCGCTGTCAGTCAGTGTTACTTCAGTGTGTATCTGCCCATGTGGTTCCAATTTTGAACTCCCCGTCCAGTGGACATCTGAGGTTAAAAGATACGCCAGCCTCCTTGAGACAACCGACTGCGAGTTTGCCGTACATCTCTGCTTGTTCTGTAACCACCTCCGACTGTATCTCATCGTGTATGTTTCCTATGAAGCGGTAGTTCAGGTTCTGTTTAGTGGCCGCGTCGTCCAAGAGGAGCAACGCTCGTTTCATTACGATAGCACCTGCGGCCTGCAGTAAGGTGTTTAATGCACTATGCTCGGATCGAACCCAGAGTCGTCGTCCGTCGAGTCCTTTGAGGTAACCTCTCCTAGACGCCTGCCCAACTCTGTCTCGTAGATTTTCAAGAGCAGGTGTATTTCGTAGAAAGCGGTCCCGAAGTACTCTGCCATCTGATGCAGTTCCTCCGACGATGGTTCCGATTTTAGCGTCTCCTGCTCCATAGAGGAAAGCATATATGAAAGTCTTTGCCTGAGGTCTTGTCTCAAGCCCTGCAGCAAGTTGATTTCTGGTGTGAATGTCTCCGTCAAGCAGAGCATCTGTAAACTCCTCGTCGCCCATGTAGTGAGCGAGCATCCGTAGTTCTAGTCCGCTAGCGTCAAATCCTACTAGCTTGTAACCCTCTGGTACAGTCCAACACTTACGGCACTCCTCCCCGTACTCTGAGCTAGCCGAAGGAACCTGTGCCATGTTGGGGTTCTGGTGTGTCATACGTCCAGTGACAGCACCGTTGCTTATCACCCGCCCGTGTACCCTGCCGTCGTCCTTAACGTGTTTCAGCCACGAGTTTACTTGGGCGTATCGCTTTTGAAGTAAGAGGTACTCCAAGACTTGTTGCGCTTCGGGGACATGATGATTCTCTTTAAGGGATTTCTCGTCAACCACAGGTTTGCCTGTCGGAGTGAGGCTCGTCCAAACTGCACCCTTAGATGTAAGCCTGTCGGCCACTTGCTGCCGCGACCCAACGTTGAATACAGTGACCTTATCCTTGAGTCTCTTGCCTGTTTTTTCTGAGTATCTCTCTTCAACAATCGGCGGGAAAATCTCTTGTAGAGTATGTTCAATTTCATTCATACGCTCCTTGAACTTAGCGCAGAGCATGTGACACAAGCGTTCGTCGAGCAACCAGCCGTTACGTTCCTGTTGGTGCATGAGGTACTGAACACGGTGTTCTAGTTCAATACACTCTTCTGAGAACCCGTCGAGTTCCTGTTGAAGCCTGTTGTACACAGCCTCTGTTAGCTCTACGTCACGTAAGCAGTAATCGATCATCTCTGGTGTAAGCTGTGACCAGTCCTCGTGGTCCCCTTTGGGGAAGCCTAGGATGTTGCCCCAGTTCCTCAGAGAGTGTCCACCAGAACGGCTAGGGTTAGCCAAACGTGACAGGACTAATGTATCGAGAACATTATCCCTATCAAACTGATGATTCCAAGTATCCCGAAGTACGTCAACATCAAAACCCAGTCCGTTGTGGAAAACCCATTTGGCTCCTTGACGATTCGATACGTACTCTTTGAAGTCTTGCTCATTACAAATTACCTCCGATACTCCGTTGTGGCGGCAGACAGCACACCAAATAGTTGTGGCGTCTAGTCCGTCAGTCTCTATGTCACAGAAGACTAGACTCAAAACTCCGTTTCCCTCGGACTAGGATTAGCACACTCGTGTATGCGTCCAGTGAACCTGTCGTACCGTAGCCAACACGCTGGTCCTGTCTCCCCGGCGTACCGATTCTTCAGCACCCTGACCGCCGTAGTGTTCCGTTCTGCTGGGTCTTCGGCCTGTTGGTTCCGTTCCATACCTATTACCATATCAGATAACTGAGCGATAGACTGAGAACCACGTAAGTCCTGCAGACTGATACGTCCACCGTCCTCGTGTGCAGTCCCAGAGCCACGCCGCAGGTGTGACACTAGGAACAGGGTGATACCTGTCTCTGCTACCAGTGTCCGCAGCTTGGTCATAATCTCATCTATAGCTTTCCGTTCGTCCCCGTTCTCTTGAGAAGAAACCACGATTGACAGGTGGTCGAGTACGATATATCTGCAGTCGCAGGCCTTTGCCATGTGCCGTACTCTTGAAAGAAGCTCGTCGGCTGATGTTGACCCCCAGTGGTCAAAAAGGTAGTAACGTCCAGACCCCATCGTTGCTTCCCAATGAGGTCTAAGCTCATCAACAGGCGTGTCTTCCTCCAAGTGCAGTCGCCTAGATGATGCCACCGACATAATTCCCAAAGCTGTCGTTGCGACGTCCTCCTCCAGTGCAAGTACACCGATGTTGGCGTCTGTGCGTTGAAGCAGATCGTACTCAAGCTCTCGGATAAACTGGGACTTTCCCATACCACTACCGCTTGTGATAGTGACAAGTTCGTACGGTCTGTGGCCTCGTGTGACATCGTTCAACCCCTCCCAAGGGTACGGTACACTCTGTATCTGTCGTTTGTTTACGAGGGCTTCCCACGTATCTGAACCAGCGACGATACCGTCGGGTCTGTAAACCTTCGAGTCCCACCACGCCCGTGTAAACTCCTGCACCCTGTTAGCCATGAGCATTTCGCTGGCGTCCTTCAGGGGTAGCTTACATATCTTTAGTTTGTTGGGGCTGAATAGGTCTTTGATCTGATCTGTTGCTAACTCTCCTGCCTTGTCTTGGTCAAAGCAGATGACTACGTTCTCGTAGCCTTCGAGCCACTCTAGTTGTGCCTTGATCTCCTTGGCGGCACTCGATGCACCAGACCGAAGGGACACTACGTCCCACTTCTGTCCGAACATCTCGTACACAGACATGGCGTCTACCTCGCCTTCTGTGATGGTGATGTACTTACCTGTACCCCTACACTGTCGCTGACCGAACAGACCTACGTTGGTCATGTTACCTGTACAGAGAAAGTCCTTGGTGTTGACGATGCGACACTTGGTGGCAACTATCTCGCCAGTGTTGACGTCGTGGTACGGGTAGAAATGTTTGGCAATTTTACCATCCGGTGCGTAGTCCACCGATACTTGGTATTTTTTTACAGTATTTAGTGACAGCTTGCGGTCGTGGATAGAAGCCACCACACCACCTAGCTGTAAGTTACTGGGCGTAGTCACCTGAAGTTCTTCTCCTGTCTCGCCGTTAACGTGGTAGTCACAGCCCGGAGTAAAACAATGGCGGCCACCGTTAGAGTAGACCGCCACGTTGTTCCTACTTCCGCACTTGGGACATTCCTCGTGGTGTAGGAATTTAGACTCCATCAGAAATCAACACCCTCTGCGATTTCTTGGGGTGCTTCTTCGAGTACACGGATGGCGTTGAGGTACGTCGATGCCCCGTGTTCACCTACGGCTGGGCCGAGGTTGTACAGCAAACGGACACGAGAGTTGCGAGGGATTTCACCAGTGTAGGGGTTGTCGTCTGCGTCGATGACACGTAAGTCAAACTTACTGGTAAACTTACGTTGCTTGAATACCTTGTCCTCTGGCTGGTACTCCTTGATCTTTACACCTTTGGACGCTAGCTCATCAGCTGCGTCGTCTTCCATAGTGATAGTAAGTGAATATTTACCAGTACTCTGACCGTTGTAGACGTCGTGTTCGGTTACGTTACTGAATGCAACTAAGCCTTCTATAGTATTCATAAGTTCTAGTCCCTTGGTTGTTTAACAAAAAGGTTAACCATCTTGTTTGCTAACCTTCGTTAATATTGTATCAGCGATTTCCTGTACTTCTTCCAGATTTACACCGTGCTGTGTAATATTACCTGAATTACTTTGGTCATTTTCTATTAGCTCGTCGAGTCCCATCTGGGCCGCTACAGCTACGAAGTTACAACCAAAGCACAGTTGCATGTTGTTGTCTATTTCTTCTTCTAGTAAGCAGTCACAGGCTTTACAGTGCATTGCTGAAGTCCCTCCCGAAGAAACCCTCCCACTCGCTCTCCAGCTTGCTGTAAGACCACTTACGGTAGTAAGCGTAGTGGTCCTCCAGTTTGCTCCCGTCGCCCTCGTACACGCTGGCAGACCAGTGGGACCACTCAGCCATGTCTGACAGCATTATCTCGTACTGTGGGTCTACCTCGCCTTTTGTATCTGTCATTTGGTATTTCTCCCTAAACCTTTGCCTTCGTCTCGCCACGTACCGTCGCACATGTCGCGAAACTTGTCAAGTTTTCCTTGGTTGCGTAGCTTCCGCAGTGCCTTGAACTCGATGGCACGGACGGACTCGGGCGATATGCCCAAGACCTCCGCGATTTGCTTGTACGTCATCGGTTTAATGTTTCCTTTCTCTGTCTCTTTCACAGCTCTACTCCTGCGTGTTTGTAGTACTGTTCTTGTAGGTACTCGTGCTGACATTCTTCACAGTAGCCTGTGTCCTCGTCTACCTTCTTAACTAGCTGATAGCATCCGTCGCACACGGTAGTCTCGTCGAGGTACGGTATCTTGGCATAAGGGCCAGTGCCTTCGTACCAATGGCTGTAGTCGTTTAAGGGGTCGTCTGTAATACTGCACGGCATCTTGCTCATTGTGAAAGATTCTCCTTTGCGTGTTCAATGTCTACGTTTACGAAACAAGCGAGGCTATTTGTACCCCAGCTGTCCGCGTTTGTCAACTTGTAAAAGGACCACGAAGGCTCTGTCGGGTGTTCTAAAACCCACTTCGCACCCTCTGCGATCTGGTCGCCTTCGAAGTACTCGCCCGTTAACATACATGGGTAATAATACATACTTAAATTCCCTCCTCGCTGAATATGAGCCAAGCGACCAACACAAGGCATCCGGCACTCCAAAGCCAAACGATGTCTGATTCCATTACAAAACCCCCGTTGTTGTTTCGTAGGCTAAGAAAGCCAATATGGTCATGGCAGTGAACCACAACGCCACTAGCCCAATGACCATGAATTGCTCACTTGTCGTAAGATCGTGACTTCTGCTTCGTCTTCGCATGGTTTAACCCTCAATCAGTGAATCAAAAAACTCTTGGGAACGCTCCTCGGCTTCTGCGTTTTGACTTCGGAGCCACTTGTTAATGTGCTTCGATGTGGTAACGCTCCACTTTTTAGACGTCCTGACGTAGCCCGCCGAAGGCGTGTAAGCCGCCACGGGCGTCTCGTAGCTAAACAAGATGGTGCATCCGTTTGTTACTAGTTCTGTCATGTTGCTTGCAATTGGTCGTAAGTTCATTTGTTTAACCCTCGTTTGGTTTGTTTACTGTGTAAGTTGAATGAGTGCTGTGACGCCCAATACAAGGCAGATCGCAAAGTAAGTTAGGGACAAGGCCAGATTTTCCAGAGGAGTACTGGCATCCTTGAATTTTCTTTTGTGTTTCATTGCTTAACCCTCATTTGATTTGAATAACTGCGCTGTCTGCTCTGTAGCCTACCTTGGCTGTTTTTCGTCTAACGATCTTACCTGTAACCGCGTCGCCGGTCCAGTCCAGTGTTTTACCGTCTCTGAAACCGATTGCGTGGCCTTTGATAAACACCACCCAGATGCCGCCCCTGCTCGCGTAATCTTTGTAAAACTGGTTCAGTGTCAATCCTTCGAGGTCTTCCCGCACTTTCGCGGTATACCCTAACTTTTCGGCAAACGTTTTGGTTGCTACTGTCGCTTGCGATGAACTTGGCCCTTTGCGGTTTGGCCGTCCGTGCTTTGCTAAGTGTCGGTGGGCCTTGCCGTATGACGTATCAAAAGCACCAGCCAAAGCGCGTACCGTGCAATCATTGTTCTCGCGGTAGCGCTGTGTCTGTTCGAACATCTGTTCCTGTGTTCGCATTTCCTGTACTCCTATTGGTAACAACATTGGAAGACACAACCCATGCCCTCTAATGTTGCCACCTTGTTACTCGCAAGGGCTGTAAGTGCCGTGGATTGTCTGCCCGTTGGCTGGCCCTTGCTTTCGCGTGGTGGCGTCTGCCGGTCTTCGCGTCGGTGGATGACCTCGGGAGCATGGTGGCCCATGTGATCCGTTGGCGTCCTTTGACGACCGCCCCAATTTAGAACCCTCGAGGGAGAGGTCGGGCTTACAGTACTCGCGGGATCCGTTGGTAGGCTCACTACCTTTGGCGCTTTCCCTGCCACTTGGTAACCATCTTGCCTGAAGGTTTTTGGGCTGTCAACAGGGTCACGTAAAAAAACTTTGTGTGAATATTACCAATAAATACTTCTTGACGGGGTGGATTGCCTGTAGTAAGCGCGTGTGGCTGGTGTCTGTCTGAGGGTACTTCACGGCCCCTCGCACCTGTGTTACCTGTGTTACCTGCGGGGGTGTTACCTGTGTTACCTTTGGTAACCCTGTGGATAACTTCGGGCCTGTGTAAAACCTGTGGAAAACTTGGCCCCGGGGGAGGGGGACGCGCGTGTTAAACTTATGTAGTTGCCTCCCAAGTTTGCAAGAGGGTAATTTTAGAAAAAAGGGGTAATAATACCTAAATTAACTCGTGTGCTAACCCTTTGTTTTAACTCGTGTTTCCTTGGGCGGCCTTAAGAAGACTAAATGGGGTGGAAACCAAGGAAATAATTAGTATTCTTATGAAATATTACCATAAATAAAGCTTGACTTTTGAGTAAAAGTATGATATAATATATTCAGATATTAGGTATTACTAATATAGGGTTCGTATAGATCCCCTCATCTGTATACCTAAGTAGGGGACTCATGCGAAACCGTGTAAAACAAGCAGGTACTGGATAATGTCAGACGAAGACACCCAAGAACCGCCAAAAAGAGGCCGTGGCCGTCCAAAAAAAGGAGAAATTGTAGCTAAAAAAAAGGGTTCCAGAGGAGTCCGGGGTCGCCCAAAGGGTGATGCTGCAATAATCAACGAGTACAAGGCCCGTATGCTGGCTAGTCCTAAGTCAGCCAGAGTTTTAGAAACCATATTTGAAGCTGCACTAGACCACGATCACAAGAATCAAGCGGCTGCGTGGAAACTAGTAATGGATCGTATCCTCCCAGTAGGTGCATTTGAGAAGGAAGTTGTAAAAGATGCAGGACGAAGTGCGATACAGATTAACATCACTGGGGTGGGAAGCACGACAGTTAGTGAGAGCTTTGAATCAGGAGAAGAAATTGATGGAGAGGCAGTGGATGTCACGGGACAAGTTTGACGAAGTACTGGAAGAAACTCTAGGTTACGTAGTAAGAGTAGGTGACGCTACCTCTCAGCTTATTAACGTGGCTATTTTGTTTGGTGACAACGCTAACGAGTCTGTTTCAGGGCGTTCTCACAGGCTCAAGGACAAACACAAGGCTTGGGCATGGATGAACGCATCTATTAACTTTGTGTTTGACGACGATCACTGTGAACGTGCGTACAACAACGATGTAACTAGGGCTGCAAAAACCCTAAACGAGTCTAAGCCTAAAAAGAAAACAACGCCTAAAAAGTGAAATACTTTACAGTAGACGAGTTTAACTGTAAACATACTGGTGAAAACCAGATGGATCCTGAGTTTATGGAAAGAGTAGATAAACTTAGAGAGTACTGTGGTTTTCCTTTTGTTATCACCAGCGGCTACAGAAGCCCTGACCACCCGTTAGAGGCTGTAAAAGAGATACCGGGAACTCACGCGCAAGGCATAGCAGCAGACATAAAGATAACGAACTCTGCTCATCGGTATTCGATTATAAAAGGAGCCTTAGAGTACGGCTTTACTGGTCTAGGGGTCGCTGGTGATTTTATTCATTTAGATACACGGGGATCTGTACCCGTTATTTGGACTTATTGATGTTATACACAAAGCACGTACAGCTAACAGACGCGACAGAAACTACTCTGTTTACTGTGCCTACAGGCTTTCATGCAATTATCTACTACGTTTTTATAGCCAACCACGCAGGCGCTACAAAAACAGCCGCTTTGCATTTTGCTGAATCCGATGGTAGCAATAGGGTTGATATCTTTGATGCGGAAAACGTAGCAGGAGGAGGCAGATTAACCTTAGATGCAGGCGGCGGCCCTATGTTTGTTTTGCATCAAGGCGAAGTAGTCAAAGTTCAAACAGAAGCATCCTCGGATATGGAGTTTGTAGTTACCATTGACTTGATGGAAGTACCACCAGCACTTGTAAACTTTGTTTAATAACTAGGAGAGTCCCTAAATGAAAAACGTTAACGAGATGTTTTTGGGTTTTATCGTTGTAGCCCTTATTTCATTGTTTTCGTTGAATGCTCAAGCAAATACGTACATTGACTACGATGACGGATCTAGCTTTACCGTACCCGAAGGCGCTAAAGTTTATGTGTCTAATGAAATTATTTTTACTAAAAGACAGTACGCAAACGGCAGTGTGTTTTTTGAGCCTATTGCACCTAACACTA